CAAAACCCCGCCGGCGTAAGCGCCGGGAACGCATGCAGGAACGGGCCTAGCCAGGCAAGCCGGGATCGGCCGCGCCGGCGGCCCCGGCTTTTGGGATCTCCACCTCGAGGTCCGTGAACCGCAACGCACGCGCCGCCGCGAGCGTGAACGAAGGGTCCTCACGCCGCTTGAGAATCCACACCATCGCGGTGAGGACCTTCGTCGGCACATTCCCGGCCTCGAGCGCCGCCGACAGTTTCATCACCGGGATCCCCGTGTACTCCTCGAGGTCCTCGGCATCCTCGAGCGACAGCTCGTTGACGTTGAAGGTGATTTGCACGGTTCCCCCCCTACTCGCCCGGGGCGATGCCGAGCGCCTTTTCAACGGCGTCCAGCATCGCCTCGAGGATCTCTGATTTGTTGTCCCGGATGGTCGGCCACATGAAATACCCTGCGTCGTCCCCGCTCCCGCGCCATGGAAACTCGCGGTAGCGCCGCGAACCGTATTCGAACGAAAGGCCCCACGCGAGGCCGCCCGACCCGACGCGCACCCACGGCGAGTCCGAATCGGCGCCCGACGTGATCGACTTCACGAGCGCGTCCCAATGCTGTTTCGGTTCCCGCCGCGAAGGCGCCGAGCGCGGGCGCATGAGTGATGCCCGGTCGCGAGCCTCCTCGCGAACGCCCTTCGCCACCTCGCGGAACCCCGCCCGGATCTGCTTGTCCAACCGCTCCGGCGCCCCGCGCATCGCCCTTATCAGCTCCGAAAGGCCCTCGATCCGGTCGAACGCGACTTCGCTCGCCACGGCTACGCCGCCGTGTCGGTCGTTCGCTGCTCGAACGTGATCACGGGGTTCGTGCCGTCGTCGAGCGCGGTGAACGCCATTGGCTCGCGGATGATCTCCGGGCCGCTCGCGTTCGGCGACTCGCCCGAGAACACGAGGAGCGGGATGGTCACCTTGAACAGCGCCGGGCCGCCGCCCGAGATCGTCGTCGGCGTCGTGAAGGTCAGGACCAGGTTCGCGACCTCCGTCCCGGCGACCATCTGGCCGTAGCGCGAGAGGTCCTCGAACTCGAAATCGAGCGTGCCCGTGATCTTCGCGAAGTCCGCCGCGAGGGGCTGCGCCTTCGTGTTGCCGAGGCGCCGCCGGTCCGTCGCGAGGCCATTTTCGCCCTTGATCGAGAACTCGCGGATGGCGATGGACGAGCCGTCCAGGGTCGCCGCGCACTCGCTGAACGCGAAAATCTCGGTGCCCGACGCGTACGACGGCGTCGCGAGCGCGGTGCCCGTGCCGACCGTTTCGGCGTCGAGATCGACGGTGAGGACGACCTTGTCGTCGACCGCGTTTTTCAGCTCCCACGAGGTGACCTTGCACCCCTCGTACGTGAACGGTCGGCACGTGCCATCGATGCTCGGGCGGCCGATCTGCGTGGTCAGGCTGAGCCCAGCGAGGCCGTTCGCGTCCGGCGTGATGAGCGCCTTCCGCTCGCTCCCGGCGATGCTCGTGTTCGCGTACCCGCCCAGGCAGTGCTTGAGGATCAGGCCGAAGCCCTTCGTCATGAGGTCGAATTCAACCGAGCCCGAGGCACCCTTGATGACCGTCTTCTGCCGCCCCGTGCGCTGAAACCGCCCGCGTCCGAGGCCCATGCTCGTGACCTGCGCGAGCTCGGTTTTGACCGACTCGTTGTTGAACTCGAGGAAGCGGGTCACCGTCACCGGGGTCCCGTAGGTAGATTCTTCGGCGAAGCCGATTTGCGCGCCGAGCCCGCTGCCGATGCCCATGGTTAGCCCTCCTCGATGGCGTCAGTGTCACCGCCCGCGCGCGAGCCCCCGCGCGGCCGAAGCGCCCGCGGCACGCCCACCTCGCGCCACGTCGCCTGTTCGCACAGGCTCGCACCGAGCGCATCGGGGACTTCGATCGGCACCCCGCGCGCGACCTCGCGGTCGCCGAGGTCCGGGATGAGCACCGCGTCGAGCGGCCCTTCGTACTGGATCCGCATCGGGCAACCTCCTACAGTGAGAGGCGCGAAAACGCCTCGATCGTGAAATCGAACAGGCACGCCCGGCCGTCCGGGTGCGCGCCCTCGCGCATGCCCGAGGCCCTGAACCGCGCCCACTTGACCACCGCGCCGAGCGACGGGTCCGCCCGGATGGTGACCTCGACCTCGGAGGCCAGCGCCACCGCGCGCGCGCGCACGGCCCGGATCGTGTCCTCGCCGGCGCCGGGCCGGATCACGAACACGAACCCCCCGAGCGAGAGGGTTTCGTCCACGGCCAGCGGCAAGCGCCCGAGCATGGCGTATTCCTGGTTGATGTCGTCGGGGCCCGCGAGCTGGATCGACTCCCGCAGCGACTGATCGCCCAGGAACGCCGAACCCACCTGCACGCCGGACAGCGCCGGGCGCGCGGCGAGGGCATCGGCGAGGGCGATCTTGAGCGCGTCGATCCGCGTCGTCGTCGCCATCACGCGATCCCCGGGAGGCGCCGGCGGTAGCGGTCGAGCACGGCATCGACGCGTGGAATGCCGAACCACGCCCCGCGCATGCCCGCCGTCGCGAGGCTGAACGCGCCGAACTCGTTCGATTGCGACGTCGCCCGGTCGGGCAGGTTCGAGGGCACGATCTGGTCACGGAGGAGGCGCAGCGCCGCCTCGCGGATTTCGAGCGGCACCGGCGTCACCCCGTGCTCGTATTCGATGACGACGTTCCGACGCCCGCTCGCGAACGTGCCCGTCGTCTCGCGCACGAGGAGGCCCGCCGGGTACACCAGCACGTCGGCGAGGTCGCCCGCCGTGTACGCCGTCAGCGCCGTCCCGCCGGACGCCCGCTCGGACACGCTGCGAAGCGCCGAGACGGCCGCCGCGCCCGGGATTTCGATCGCGTCGCGGCCGTTGCCATCGAGGACGGCGCGCCCGTAGCGCGTGCCGAACGTCGGCCCGCACACGTCCGTGAACGCGTCGAGGATGAGGTCGCGAAAGCGGAGGAGGGCGTCGTCGGGGTACGAAACCGCCGAGGCGAGGACCGCGTTATCGGTCGCCCGCGCCTGCGCGACGGTGAAAAGGTGCTCGCCGACGGACTCGTGCCGCGTCGTGAGCGTGCGCGCCTCGTTCGTCGGCACTTCGAACGTCCACGTCGCCGTGAGGAGCGCGGGCCGGGCATTCTGCGCGGCCGTGAGGTCGAACCGGAGCTTGCCCGTGCCGCCCCCGGCGATCGTCGCCGTGCCGCTCGCGACGGTTTCGCCGTGTGCGTTGACCACGGCGCACGCCGGCGCGGGCGCGGCTTCGGGGTCGACGAGGGCGCCGTCCTGGTAGACGAGGACCTCGAGCGACCCCGGTACGCCCGCGAGGATGCGCGGCGAGGCGAGTTGCTCCGTCCGCGCAACCATCGATTAGGCCGTGCCCTCGGCGGGCGAAACGTGCTTCTCGGCGGCCGCCACGGTCGAATCCTGCGTCACCGGTTCGACCCGGGCACCGTACACCTCGGCCACGATGCCGTCGATCACGCACCCCGTCGCGCCGCCGCGGACCACCACGCAACGCACGTAGCGTTCCTGCGGTGCGTACACGTCGACGATGGCGAGCTTGTTATCGTCGCTGTTGGCAACCGCGACCGAGGTCCCGGTAAGGTCGGCCGCGTCGCTGAGATTCGCCGCCGCGCCCTGCTGGACCTTCACGGCGGGGGGGCCGTCGGTGATCGTCCCGTAGGCGACGATGAAGCGGACCCCTTCATAGCCCGACATGTCGACCACCGAGCTGTTGGCGTCCGCCGTCCCGACCGAAACTGCGTTCGAAACGCGGATCGTCTTGATGCGATCGGTGAGGTTGTTGTTCACGGGTTCCCCTCCTCGGGGTGGTGGGCGCGGTTAGCGCGTTTCGGGAGCGGGCGCGGCGACGGCCTGCTCGGTCCGCACCGGCTTGCGGGTCCGCTGCACGGGCCCGGCGGGCGAAGGGGCGGGCCCCGCGCCCGACGGTTCGGACGCGGGCGCGAGTTCGATTTCGCCGACGACGGGTTCGGCATCGAACGACGCGAGGGCGATCACGGCCACCGCCGCCACGAGGTCGGCCGGGAGCGGAACTCCGTCGGCGCGGGCCTCAGAGGCCAGTTCGGCGAGCACCTCGAGCGGGGCCGCATCGTCGAGCGCCTGCCGCAGCGCCGCCACCGCCGCCGACTCCGGCACCTCGGCCGGCGCCTCGGCGACGACGAAGGGCGCGCCCACGATCGTGGCGATGCCCGCTTCGGCGAGGCGAAGGGCCTCGCCGTACTCGACTTCGTGCTCCGTGCCCGGCGGCCAGTGCCCGGCGGGACCGGCCATGCTGGCGATCTGCCTCACGAGTACGCGGTCCATCGTCGTTCCTCTCGTTGGTCCCGGGCGCCGGCGCCGGATGGGGAGAGCACCGGCGCCCGGGGTGTGGATTTACGCCTGCGCGCCGAGCTTGAACGCGGCCGTGTTGACCACGCTCGCGTCCATCCGGGCGAACCCGAGGAACGCGACCTGGAACGCGTCGGCATACCGCTCCTCGAGGCGGAGAACCGTGATCCCCCTCACCTCTCGCCACTTGAAGCCCTCGGCGAAGTTCCCGAAGGCGAACGAACGGTTACCCGTGGTCATCGCCGGCATGTGGTTGTTGACCACGTACGGATAGGCGTTAAACGTCGCGGGCGCGCCGTTGCCGTCCAGGCCCGCCGTCGACGGCAGCCAAAGCGGCCGGCCGTTGCCGTCGACCAGTTTGCGAAGGGCCGCCAGAGAGGCATCGGCGAACGTGTAGCGCGCGCCCACCCGGTAGGCGGGATCGACGCTGTGCTCGAGGTCGACCGTCTCGGCGTAGGTGATCGCCGTCGCCGAGGCGAACGTCTTGCCCACCGAACCGCCCACGGTGAAACCGAGTGGCATCGCCGCGCCGGTCCCGAGCGTCGCTTCGCGGTTCATAATGCGGCCGAGGCGCTCCCCGAGCTTTCGCGCGATGTACCCCTCGATGTCGAAATCAGCGTCTTGCAGGAGCGAGATCGGCACGAGAACGATGTCGCTCGAGTAGATGTAGGCCCGGAGGATCCGCTGGCCGAAGCTCAGATCGGTTGCCGTCGCGGTCGCGTTTTCGGCGACCCGGCGGCCCTCCACCGCCGTCTCGTTCGAGGTCGGCATCGGGATCTCTCGGCCGTCCGAGGTCGACATCACCTCGGCGATCTGCCGGGCGCCCCCGAACACGGAGACGGTTTCGATGATCCGGTTCGAAAACGCGTCCGGGACGAGGTAACCGCCGGCCGTGCCGGGAACGGTCGCCTGCGCGCGGGACTCGCCCTCGTCGTTGGGCTTGTAGCCCGTGCGGAGGAGCCGGGCCTCGGACGGGTCCAGTTCGTTTCGGCCGAACCGCAGGTAGCGGTTGATGACCTTGCCGTAGGCCGCCCGCGCCTCATCGTGCTCGCTCGCACCCGCGACGGGGAGGAGCCGCTCGTCGCGGCGGACCTCGCCGAGCTGGCGCTCGCGCTCGGCATGCTCGTTGATCTGGCGCACCTCGGTATCGAGGCCGTCGATCGTCTGGCCGAGCGCTTCGTACTCGGTCGATTCGTCGCCGTTCATGGCGCGGCCGGCGTCGCGGGCGGCGCCGAAGAGCTCCTGCATCCGCGCCCACGCCTGCCGCTTGTCGTTCTCGATTTCGCGGATCGTCCGCATGGGATCCCTCCTCGGGATTAGCTGGCCCGCTCGAGCCCGTAGCGGGCGGCGATGGCGGAGTGGCGGCGCGCCTCGTCGGCGCGGTCGGACCCGGCCTCATCGGCCGGAGGGTCGGTTTGGTCGGCGGCGCGCGCATCGGCGATGAGCGCTTCGAGGCCGTCGGCGTGCTCGCGAAGGGCATCGACGGCGGAGCGGATGACGGTTTCGTCGGCGGCGCTGTTGCGGCGGCCCGCCCGGAACGCCGGCATCGCCGCCGCGAGGAGCGAACGGAGGGCGGCATCGGTCTGCGGGTACGCCGGGTAGGTCACCACGGACACGTCGTAGAGCCGAGCCCGGGTCACCGTTCGCGTCCACATGCCGTCCGGCCGCTGCCCCCACTCCTCGCCGAGCGCTTCGAAGGCGAACGACATGCCGGACACGTCACCGCGCTGGATGCTGACCGACAGGTCGCGGCCGTAGGTGGTCTCCGGGAGGTCGATCTCGACAGGCACGCCGCGGTCGTCCTCGGACAGTCGCAGGGTGCCGGCGCGGGTCGAGCCGAGCACGTTGCGCCGGTCGTCGCGCAGCATGTTCTGCGTCAGCTGAAAGTCGCGCCCGGTGCCGGGCATGAACTGCCACATGCC